CGGGTCGCTGTCGCGCGAAGGCTCCACCGTTGGCCGCGCCATCAGCTATACCCGCGCGGCGATGAAGCCATTCACGCAGCAGCGCATTGCGTCGCGCATCGACGTGACCGGCGAGCAGATTGACACGCAGCGCATCGATGTCGGCGTCATGGTCTATCGCGGCCCGCAGGCGGCAATCGAGCTTCGCTACTCTGAACTCTGGGATGAGCTTGGGAGACGCTGATGCCGTGGACCACGCCAACGCTGAAGGATGTCCGCAAGACCACGCGGGACTATGTGCTGACGCAGCTTGGCGCAAAGGTGATGATCCCGAACTCGGTGCTGCGCATCATTTCCGATGCGATGTCCGGCCTGACGCACCTGACGTTGCTGTATATCGATTGGCTGTCGCTGCAATTGTTGCCCGACACGGCAGAAACCGAATGGCTCGACCGGCATGGTGAAATCTGGCTGGTCAATGCCGATGGATCGAAAGGGCGCAAGGCCGCGACCTACGCGCACGGCAACGTCCTGTTCACCGGCCTATCTGGCGCGGTGGCTCCTGCCGGGATGGTTCTCACTGGCGTCAGTGTGCAGTACCAGACGACAGCAGATGCCGTGATCAGTGCGACGGGCGGTACGGCGAAGGCCGTCGCCCTGACGCCGGGGACTGTCGGCAATACGCCAGATGATGATCCGCTGGGCATCGTGGTGCCGGTTGTCGGCGTCACCAGTGCAACGCTCATCGGCGGCATGGGCGGCGGCGTCGATACGGAAACAGACGAACAATTGCGCGAGCGCGTCCTGCGCCGCATCCAGCAGCCGCCGATGGGTGGCGCGGCCTACGACTACGAGGCATGGGCGCTGGCGGTGCCCGGTGTGACGCGCGCATGGGCGACAAGCGAGATGGGCATCGGCACCGTGACGGTGCGCTTCATGATGGATGATTTGCGCGCCGACAATGACGGCTTCCCGTTGCAGGAGGATGTCGACGCGGTTGCGCTCTACATCAACACCAAGCGCCCGGTTGCGGTGAAGGACTTTTTCGTGGTGGCACCACTCAAGCAGTACATCACCTGCGTCATCGACGAACTGGTGCCCGACAACGACACCATGCGCGGCGAAATCGAAGTGAGCATCAAGACCATGCTGCGGCTGTACGCTGCGCCGGGACAGACAATTTTTGCCGCGTGGAAAAACTTCGCCATCATGAGTACCCCCGGCATCGTGTCGTTCCACATGGCGAACAACGAGGACGATGTCATGCCGTCGCCCGGTCACATGGCCGTGCTGGGGAGTGTCGTCTATGACTGACCGGCACATCCGGCGCTCTGGCGAGGATTACACGCACGCCATGCTGGCGCTGTTGCCGCAAGGTCATGCGTGGCCGCGTGCGCTGGGCAGTACGCTGGTCAAGGCTGTCACCGGCCTGTGCAAATATTGGGGATTTGTCGACAGCCGCGCGGCGGACTTTCTGGAGATTGAGGCCGACCCGCGCATTGCAGTCGAAATGTTTCCTGATTGGGAACGCAATTGGGGTCTGCCCGATCCATGTTTTTTCGGTACGCAGACATCGCTGTCGGAGCGCCATCGCATCCTGATGCTGAAGATGACGCTGCTGGGCGGGCAATCGCGCGCCTTCTTTGTCGAGGTGATGTCGTGGCTGGGCTACTCGATCAGTATCAAGGAGTATGCGCCGTACATGTGCGGTGTGTCGAAGGTGGGCGACACTTCAGAGGATGAGGTCGCGGCAGGCGGTCAGCCGGACGCCATGCGCTGGTTTCTCGGGCCGCCTGAAATGCGGTTCTACTGGTCAATCGGTGTCGGTGACGCCAAGCTGCAATGGTTTCGGACAGGACCAATCGGCGGCGAGGTCGGTGTCGATCCGCACCTGATCATCGGCGTTGCGGATGAAGTGCCGTGTTTTCTGGAGCGCATCAAACCAGCACACACGCAGATCGTTTTTGATTATTCCGGCTTGCAGACCGGTGGCCCGATGGCGGGCACACCCTGAAGGGATAGGACATGAAGTACAACCAACCGTATGGCATCACTGATCCCGAAGCAGCGTACATCAACGGTGATCCGAGTGTCGGGCGGCAAGGCTCGATTATCCCGGCAGAGGCAGTGGAGTTTCCACAGCGCGAACTTGTTGCGGTGATCGAGGCTGCAAACCAAGTCTCCGACAACGCCAGCCTGACGCAGCTTCTGTTCGCTGTGCGCAGCCAGCGCATGAACTACGCGCTGGCGGTTGATGGCGGCAATCCAAATACGATTGCGGTGGAGTTTGATCCGCCGATCAGCAACACGCAGACGCCGGGGATGCCGCTGCGCGTCAAGGCGCTGGTCAACAACACCGGCCACACGCTGCTATCGGTCGATGGCGCAGAACACGCGCTTCGTCACGCGGACGGATCGGAGCTTGCCGCCGATGAGGTCAAGGCAGGCGTGATGTTCGAGGCGGTGTGGAATGACAGCGGCTATTGGGAGTTCAATCCGTATTCGAGCGGGGCTGGCGGTGGTGGCCCCGGCACAAATACCTTCATCAACATCCCGTTCGCCGTTGACACCGGCACGCCCAATGCACTGATCGCCAGCTTTGTGCCATCGATCACGGCGCTGGTGGCGGGGACGACAGTCGAGGTGCGGGTGGTCAATGACATTACCGGCCCATCGACAATCAAGGTGAACGCGCTGGCTCCGGTGCCAATCGTGCGCGGCAATGGACAGCCGCTGCAAGCGGGCGATGCGGTACACGATCAGATCATGTTGCTGATCTATTCTGCCGCTGCCGGGTCGTTCCAGTTTTCCGGCCTGATCCCGAAGGCGGTTGGGCTTGGTCCTGTCGGCAGCATCATCCTGTCACCCGGCAGCACGGCAATCCCCGGCACATTGAAGCTGAACGGCGCGACACTCATACGAGCAGAGCATCCCGGTTTGTGGAATTACGCCAACAACAGCGGGCGCATTGTCGATGAGGTACAGTGGACCAACTCATCAAATCATATGTGGACATCGTTCTCGCGCGGTGACGGAACGACCACGTTCCGCGTGCCGGATTTCCGTGGCGAGTTCATGCGTTTTTTCGATGATGCGCGCGGCGTCGATCAAAGTCGGGTGCTTGGCACACAGCAAAACGATGTCGTGGGAACGCTGGCGATGTCCGGTGTCGTCGACCTGATCAATCCGAAGTTGAGTTTCGGCCCGATGGATATGGCCAACAACATACCGGGCGGCGGCGGTGCGCCTCCGGTACTGCCGCCGAATTACCGGAACGCCTACATGCAGAACGGCGAATTGACGTTCACAAGTCCAAGGAGCGAAGTTTACAACATCACCGGCGGCGGCTGGCCTGACACGACGCCAGATCATCTTGGTGTGCGTGACGTTGGCTACAATCAGTGGCCAGCAATTACCGGCGCATTAGGCCCATCGTATGGTTATGTCGAGGTTGGCTGGGTCATTCCTTATCAGGACTTGAAGCCGCCAGTGTCGATCTATCCGTCAGCATGGCCGCCGAATTGGGTGCATCGGGAGAACCGCATCACCTCCGCACTAAACCTGTCCGGCTCGGGCGGCGGCACAGAGACGCGCCCGCGCAACTGCGCATTGATGCCGTGCATCGTGGATGGCTGACGATGTTTCCGGTGTTCACATTCGACTACGACACTGGCGTCTACACAGGTGTTCGTCTGCTTGACATATCGGACGCCGATCCACGCGCGCCGGGAATTATTCTGATGCCGGGGAATACGACAACCGTGCCGCCGCCGCATTGCGGTCGCGGGCTGTTTCCTGTCTGGCGAAACGGGGCGTGGGTCGTCTGCCAGCGCGCACCGGACTTCAATTTGGACGCCGACTACTACGCACACCTGTGAGGCATCAATGGCGGAAGCAGCAGAGGTCCAGATCAACACGTTCTCTGACGCCGACTTCTCCCGCGCCTTCCAGTGGGTGATCAACGGTGTACCGTTCGATTTCACCGATCATGGTTTGCTGATGATGGTGCGCAAACAGCCGGACGATGTCGAAGTGTTTGTCGAGGTCAGCACCGATGATGGCGACATCATCGTGTATCAGAGCAGCCCGACGACAGACGGTATTCCGGCTGACATCTTCAAGATCACCATCAGGCGTGAGCAGATGGCCGACATGCCACCCGGCGATTACGTCCACAGCTTGATCCTGTTGCGTCCTGACGGTTTGCGCGAAGACATCTTTCGCGGGACGTTGACGCACACACACGGGCCAACACGATGACAAGCGTCAAGATTGTCGCGGTCCCCGAACAAGGGCCAATGGGTCCGAAGGGTGATGCCGGTGTTGCCGGTCCACCCGGCCCGCAAGGCATACCGGGTCCGTTTGGTGCGCAAGGTCAGCCGGGACCACCGGGGCCGCAGGGCTCGACAGGTCCGGCAGGTCAGGACGGCGCACCGGGCGGCCCACAAGGGCCGCAGGGGGATGTCGGGCCGCAAGGCATACCGGGTCCAACGGGTCCGGCAGGACCGCAGGGCGTTGCTGGCCCGGTAGGTCCACAGGGTCCGTCCGGTGACGTGCCGGAAGCGCCGACCGATGACGCCGCTTACGGCAGGATCAACGCAACATGGGGTGCGGTGGTTCGTATCGGCGGCGACACGATGCTTGGTCCGCTGCTGCTGGCTGCCGATCCGGCGACGAATTTGCAGGCCGCGACCAAGCAGTACGTTGACACCAAAGCGGCCTTCGCCACGGCGGCGGAATTCCTTGCCAATACCACGGCGGTGAAATCGCTTTCCCCGGCGACGGCGTGGGGCGCAGCCGCGCCTGTGCCGCTGGCTGATCAAGCAACGGTCGCGCCGGATTTCAATGCCGGGATTGATTTTGTCTGGACGCTCGGCGCTGCGGGCCGCGTGCTGGCAAATCCGCTGAACCCGAAGCCCGGTCAGAAGGGCGTGATCTATCTGGTGCAGGATGCAACGGGCGGCAGGACCGTCACGACATGGGGATTGGCGTACAAGTTTCCCGGTGGCGTCAAACCGTTTTTGACAAGTACGCCATACGCGGTCGATGCGCTGTCCTACATGGTGAAGTCCGCCAATGAAGTCCACTGTTCTCTGGCCGGGGGCATGGCATGACAACACAATACGAAGATGTCGATGATGTCGTCGTCATCGGTGTCCCGGCGCAAGGTCCGATGGGACCACAGGGCGACGAAGGTGTCCCCGGCCCGCAGGGTGCGCAGGGCATTCCCGGCCCGCGCGGATCGGTCGGCCCACCGGGACCGACAGGCTCGGCAAGCAGCGTTCCCGGCCCGCAGGGACCACAGGGCGATCAAGGCCCACCGGGGCCGACAGGCTCGCAGGGGCCGCAGGGTCAGCAGGGCGACAAGGGCGATACCGGTGACGTTGGTCCGGTTGGTCCGCAGGGTAACGTGGGGCCGACAGGACCGCAGGGACCGATAGGCAATACCGGCTCGCAAGGTCCGCAAGGTGTTAAGGGTGACACTGGCGATGTCGGCCCGCAGGGACCGAAGGGCGACAAGGGCGACATCGGGGCAACGGGACCGCAGGGACCGATAGGCAATACGGGTCCGCAAGGTCCGGTAGGTCCGGTCCCTGAAGCGCCGACCGATGGCGGTTTATACGGACGGCAAAGTTCAGGCTGGACGGCTGTCCCAGCGCCACCCGCGCCCGCGACTGTTGCGCCGGTCATGGACGGCACCGCTGCTGTTGGTGCGGCCACGAAATATGCGCGTGAAGATCACATCCATCCGACCGACACGTCACGCGCTGCGGCGTCCGCAATCCCGGCTGCCGCGACGGCTGCCGAGTTCATTGCCAATTCTGCGCCGACAAAAATGCTTACACCGGGCGCGGCGTGGAGCGCAGCGGCACCGGCAACGCTGACGGAAAGTGCGAATGTTGCGACACCGAATTTGGGGGCGGCTCTTGATTTTGTCTGGACGCTTGGCGGCGCTGGTCGAACGCTGGCCAATCCGACCAATGGCAAGGCGGGGCAGAAGGGCCTCATCTTTTTGCTGCCGGGTGCGAGCGGCACCATCACGACATGGGGTAGCGCCTACAAATTTCCCGGTGGCACCAAGCCGACTTTGACTGTCAACGGCACGGACGCGCTTTCGTATGTTGTCGGCGGTGATAACGCGACAATGTATTGCGCCTTTTCAGCGGGGTTTGCCTGATGCTGCCGGGGATCACACCAGCATTGTTCGGTGCGCGACCGGCGTCAGGTGGCAACGATGCCTTCACTAAACTGCTGGCGCATTTCGAGGGCGCGAATAACTACAACTGGTTTTTCGACAGTTCACTGGCCGCGCACGGCTACGCCACTGTCAATGGTGCAGCAACGGTTCAGAATGGCAGTCCGCTTGGTGTGGCCAGCAATGGTGTCCTCTCTCAGAATAGTTCGTACCTGACATGGCCGAACAGTGCCGATTGGGAATTTGGCGCGGGCGACTTCACCGTTGATTGGTGGGAGTACCGATCAGCCGCTGGTGGCGCTGCGATCTGTCGTGACGTAACAACGGTGTATTGCCCGTTCCTGCTCAACTGGACGCAGGCTGGCGAAATCTACATGACCTCGACGGGGAGTTCATGGGACATTGCCAACGGTGCCGGTGGCCTGCCAAATCCCGGCTTCGGCCAGTTGCTGACAACGTGGACACATCTTGCCGTGACCCGGCAAGGCAACACGTTTCGCGCGTTTCGAGATGGTGTGCTGAAATCGACGTGGACTTCTGCGCTCGCAATCAAGTCAAACGCAAATCCACTCAGCATCGGTGTCGGACAAACCAGCAATTATTTTGTCGGCTACATGGAGGAAGTCCGCATCAGCAAGGGCATCGCCCGCTGGACGGCGAACTTCACACCACCATCGAAAGCCTACGGGCCAGACAGCCTGCCGCCACCGGCAACAAAGCTGTCTGTTTCAGCACCGGGCTCGGCCACGTCTGGCACGGCGTTCAGCGTCACGGTCACGGCGCTCGACGCCAACAACAATCGGGTGCCGACCTACACCGGCACGGTGCATCTCACTTCGACAAACGGTACGGCGACGCTTCCCGGCAATAGCACACTGACCAACGGCCAAGGCGTGTTCTCGGTGACGCTCAAGACCGGGACGTGGACTGTGACGGCGACCGACACCGTGACCGGCACGATCACCGGCACGTCCGCGAATATCGCGGTGGCCGCACCGGCAGCGAAGTCGGTGGCGCTTGGCTCAAGCCAGACGTGGACCGTTCCTGCCGATTGGAACAGCGCCAACAATTACATCTACTGCATCGGTGGTGGTGGTGGTGGTGCTAGCGGCGGCGGTGGTGGCGGTGGCGGCGGTGGATATGCCATCACATACAACATCGGCCTGACGCCGAATTCCGGTGTCGGAGTTGCGGTTGGCGGCGGCGGCGTTGGCGGCAGCGGTTTTGGCGGCGGCGGTGCTGGCGGCAACACTTCATTCGCTGGCATCGTTGTGGCGACGGCTGGCGGCGGTGGTGTTCCCGGCGCCAGCGGTGGTGGTGGCGGCGGGGGTGGTGGCGTTGCTGCCGGTGGTGGCGGCTATGCTGGCGGCGCTGGCGGCATTGGCTCCGGTGCTCAGGGGGGCGGTGGCGGCGGCGGTTCTGGCGGCACTTATGGCGCTGCTGGTTCGGGCGGCGCGTCTAGTGGCTTCGGTGGCGGTGGCGGCGGGTGCGGCGGCGGGACTGCGGGACAACCGTCCGGAACTGGCGGCGGTGCCGGAGGCAACAGTCCGTGGCAGGCTGGCGGCGCTGGCGGCAACTTCGCTAACGGCAGTCCCGGTGGCAATGGCTCGGGTGGTGGTGGCGCGGGCGGTGCTCAAGGGAACGCTGGCGGCGCTGGCGGTAATGCACCGGACTATTCTGGCGGTGGCGGTGGCGGTTCTTCTAGCGGAGCAGGCGTTGGCGGCAACGGTGGCTACTATGGTGGTGGCGGCGGCGGGGGTTACAGCAACGGCGGCTACGGTGCGCAGGGCGTGATTTTCATCTGGTGGCAACCGACATGATGAGCACGGCGATACGGATCGGCGGTTTCGCTACCGTGATGGCGTTGCTGGTCGGCGGCATGATCTATTCGCAAAGTGATGCGCAGCCGGTGAAACCTTCATGCGTCACGTCTGAGGAGCGGATTATCATTCGCGCAGCCACGCTTGCCGCCATAGAAGATGGACTGAAAGATCAGTTGAAATTCCTGTTCAACGGTTGGATCAAAGACCCGACACATCAACCGGCGCGCGCATCCGCAGGTTTGCAGAATGCCATCGTCGTATATCAACGTGCGCGTGAAGATGCGCTGAAGTGGAACCCGGAAATCTGTGGGAAA